CTAGAAGCCGCAGTAGGTACGAGTCCCGGTTTCTTTTGGGGTGACTTACTATGGTCAGATCAACTACCGGTGCAAGATGGCGTATATGAGTTTAAACCAAACGTAGTTGATTACCGTGTTCCAGCTAATACAGAATTAGGTAAACTTATTGGACGTAGTGTTGGTGGTATAGTAGTACACCAATATTTTGCCAGCGACAATGCCGCTCCGCAACAGTGGAACGGAAAAGGCCTTGTAATGAATGGCTCTGTAGTTATATTAACTCCTAATGCTGGTATTAAGTTTCGTTTAAATGATCCTGTACAGTTAACTAAAGCCGCAAGCCGAGCAGTTACTCAGTATGGACAACTAGCGGAAAGTTTCCTAGCAGAACTTCCTGGAGTAGTACGCCAAGCACTACAAAAGTATTGTAATAAAAAAATCACAGGACAAACTGCAGAAGATCTAGGTCCTTGGCTACAACATAATGTCAGTGCTAAACAGTTCAACTTCCTAGTGGGCACTGATGGGCAAGACGGATATCTAGTACGCGAAGGAAACGGATTAAAAGCCTTATTTGCTATATGGAATAGTTTATATGCTCTTAAGGCTAATCTAGCCGATCAGTTAGAACAGCAAGTACAAGGCATAGAACAGTCAGTCAACGGCAAACCCGCAGGCGAAGGATTTGTATTTAATACACCAACAGGCCTAGTAAAACTAGTAAATCGTGGGACATTTAGTGCCGCACTATTTGCTAAAGAAGAATAGCTAAAATACCGTTTTTTTATATTTTGTATAAATAAATGTATGCGGAAACGCACAATAAATTAAGGAGATTTAAAAATGGCAATCCAAACACGTTACGCTGGTGATGCGTTAGAAGTAAACAACGTAGACAACACAGCAGGTACAACAGGTACTATTATTGCAACAGGTTTAACAAAGAACCCAATCGCATTGAAAATCGTTTCTGGTGTTACAAACTTCTCGGCAGCTGAAATGGCTACTGGTGGTGCAGTTGAGACAATCCTACGCAACTTAACAATCGACGGTACAGTTACAATGTATCAAGTTGAAGCTGGTAACCAAATGAGCGTTCTTTTAGAAGCTTCCGGTGCTGGTTCTAACAGCGGTCAAGGTGCTCAGACTATCACTCCAAGCACAATCGCTACAGCATTACAAACACGTTTAAACACATTAGGTAACATCGGTATTTCTGCAAATATCTATGGTGGTACTTACAGTGGTTCAAGCGTTGGTTTAACTGTTACTTCCGCTGGTTTCAAACTAGCTTAATAGTTTTACTAAAAACAAGAAGAGCGTCTTTAATAGGCGCTTTTTTTGTGGCCGCTAAATACGTATATCATGTCAAGTAATATACACCATTATCAAGGTTTTAGTCTAGTAGATATCACAGCCACTGGTGTGATTCGTAGTGCTGATAATGATGCTAAAGATCGCAATCAACAACGTAACTGGGAAACAGTTATTCAGTGTATGGGATTGCGTACACAACCGCAGAATATACAACTGCCTATATCTATTCATATGAATCTTGACCGATATGAATTTGGTGACTTTTACGAAGGTATACAACGAGTCTGGATGTGGCAATGGACTGTAGAAAGCTCTGGGGTATACGACACTGATAAACCGCTTGGTGGGTTAATGCAAGACTTTGAACAAGTACCTGTAGTAACAGGATTAGAAGAAACTGCTCGTTTTATGTTGCCCATTTTCTATCCATACGGCACCATTAAAAACGTTTATTTCAAAGAGATTAAACCAAGCTAAATAGTACTAGATGCTACAAGGCACCATTAAGGCTCACTATCAAGGCACATACAGGCTCAAGAAACAATGCATCGCTATTTTGAAAGCGAACATATAGATGTCCACCACCAATATTGAAAAGAAGAGTCTCGAGGCACACGTCGAACTTTGTGCAGAAAGATACTCTAACTTGGAAACTAAACTAACCAACCTAGATAATCGTATGGATAAACTAGAAGGTCATATTGTTGACATCAAAGACAGCCTAGGACGAGTAGGCGGCGAAAGTAACAAAACATTAATCACAATTGGTACTGCTATATTTGTAGCACTATTAACAGGATTGATTGGCGTTGTACTACATGGTTTAAAATGAAAATAGTAGAATTACTCAACAAAGTACAAGTCGCTATAACCAATGAACAAGCAGATTTACTTGGTCGTTTTCAACATGAACCAAGTATTCCAAAACACAAACTCGATGAACGAGAGCAAGTAATTGCAAATCAACTAACGACACAGGATATCCTGTTGCGTCGTAATGACAATGGTCAAATCACATATACAAAAAAAATCCGCTAAACCAGCGAATAAAGAAATCCGAGCAGTATCTAACGCCGCAACAGACTACATTAAACAGTGGACTAATCGAGAGTTAGGTAAACTTCAAACTGAACATTCTAGCCCTGTATGTATACCTGTAAAAAATGGTTATCGTATTGGGCTTTATCATTTAACTATTAATCCTAATAAAACTTGCGATGTACTGGACGCTAACCAGGAGTTTGTACATCGATTTGAAACTAAAATTAGTGCTATACTTTATACAATCTACACTATTAAAAAGAAGTTTTGGACAGCCGATGATATACTTGCTTGCGATCGGGAAATAAATAAGTGTTATACAGACATGCTTGCGTTGCGTAATATTATACAAAAAGCACGAGAGCGCGGTGATTATGTAACTGTTGATACTAGGATGCCTAGGTTGGAAATAGCCGAAACTAGGCTAAATCTTGCCCGAGATAAAATATCAAAAATACATAAAACTGCTAAATACTACAAGATATGGGAATAAACAATCATGAGACTTTCTGAAATGCGTACCGAAGTAACACCACAAAAGATTAACAAAATCGTTGAGAGCCGCTTTGGTTTTCAGATCGATTATGATAACTTGACTTATGCTAAAGCACAACGCCTAAGCAAAGCCCTTGGTGAAAACATCCAAGAAATTAAAAAATCTTTTGGCGCACACACCGCTGAAAAGAACAGCAAGTATATGGAACTTATGCTTGTTAAAGAAGGCCTAGACAAATGGATGGGTTCCGAGCAAGGTTTGTTCGAATCTGAAATGGGTCGTAGCGAAGCTGTTTTAGCCGCTAAAGATATCGTTGACAGTATTCAAGATATGTTAGAGAAAATCTCTAAGGTACAGAACGAACAAGTTCCTGCACTTATTGATACTATCCGTGATCAAATTGGTAGCGAACAAGCCGAAGCATTCAAAGGCTCTATTAGCCCAACATTAACAGAACTATACACAGCATTAAGCACAGCACGTGAAACTAGCGATACAGCAGTTCGTGTACTAAGCGGCGAACAACTCGGTAACACCGCAATGGATATGGGCGGCAATGTTGAAGAACCTGGTGCAGATTTAGGCGCCGCTCCTGAAAGCGATTTAGACAGCGACTTGGGTGCTCCTCCAGAAGATGGATTTGATGCAACTGATGCCGCAGTTGGTGGCGAAGAAGAACTAGGCCGCGAACGTCGTTAATATGCGTATCACTGAAATCATAGTTGAGGATTTAGATCAGCCTGAAGTTAATCATAACGATAAGGCTGATGCTCACGGTTACAACGACATTATGAATGCTCTTGTAACAGTACAAAGTCAACTAGCATTTCAACACGCTATCCCAAGAGAAGAAACACATAAGATAGTTGCCATGGTCAATTCTGAGCGTGGCGATAATTCTTTTCGTTGGACAGATTTAAATGATGCAATCAAATCTGGACATTTTAAAGATGTAGTAGAAAAAATTGAACCAGATGAAAAAACTGGTGTAAATTATATTTACTTTGTGACACCAGAAACTCAAGTACAATCCACAGTAGATGCAAGTGGCGGAGGCAATGGTGGCAACTCAACAGATCCTGCTAAAGTCGTTAGCCAAATGGCTAAACGAGCGGCTACCACTTAACCAATACCATTGACATTCTGTGATTAACACGCTACAATAGCGTAAGAATGGTCATAATGAAAAAAATAGCGTTAACTTTAGTATCTTTAGTATTGGTGTCTTTAGCACAAGCCGCCGGTCTGGCACAACTATTTAATACAACAAAATCTACGGCACCATCTCATCCAGCACCGCAACCTCCTAAGCCACCTGCAAACAGTCCTGTGTTTCAACAAACTATCAAACCACAGCCAGCACCTAACCCTGTGACTGCACCAACTACTAATCAAACAACACAAAAACAATCAACTGGCAATTCTACAAATACTAACACAGACACTAAGAAAAACTGTGGTCCAACAGAATCTACTTGTAAAAAATAATATATGGCATATTCAGACAAAGTAATAGATCATTATGAAAATCCACGTAACGTGGGTAAAATGGAAATAGACGATACAGTAGGCACGGGTATGGTTGGTGCACCTGCCTGCGGTGACGTAATGAAACTTCAAATAAAGGTTAAAGATGGGATTATTCAAGACGCTAAGTTCAAAACGTACGGTTGTGGATCTGCCATTGCCAGCTCGAGTCTGGTTACGGAGTGGGTTAAAGGAAAAACACTCGATGCCGCAATGGAAATTAAAAATTCTCAGATTGCAGAAGAACTCGCACTTCCGCCAGTTAAGATCCACTGTAGCATCTTGGCCGAAGATGCAATCAAAGCGGCTATAAATGATTACCGTAACAAGCACAGCAAGTAAAAAGATCCTGGCTAACTTAGCCAAACGCGGCAAGGGCATTGGCATTCGTGTGGGCGTAAGAACCACTGGATGTTCTGGTCTTGCTTATGTATTAGAATACGTCGATGCGCCGTGGGAAGGTTCTACAAGTTTTCCCTATATTGGATTTAGCGTCATAGTAGACAACAAAGATTTACCTATAGTAGATGGAATAGAAATAGATTATGTGCGACAAGGCCTAAATGAAGGCTTTGAATTCAACAACCCTAACGAAAAGGATCGTTGCGGATGCGGCGAATCCTTTAGAATATGATTATACAAAAATACGATTACACACCCTGCGACAGAGAAACAATCAACGGAAAAAGACATTATTGTTTACCCGACGGAAGTAAGGTTCCTAGTGTTACAACAATCCTGGATAAGACTAAATCTAAAGAGTCGCGAGAAGCATTAGATCGTTGGAAAAAATCTGTAGGTACAGAACGTGCTCAGCAGATTACTACAGAAGCTGCCAACCGCGGAACACGTATGCACAGCTACCTGGAGCACTATGTTAAAACTGGAGAAATGAAAGAGTTACCGGGTAATCCGTTTGCACAGCCAAGTTGGTTTATGGCCGCGCAAGTTATACTGGAAGGTTTTGTTAAAATCAATGAAGTATGGGGAGTTGAAGTCCCAGTTTATTATAGTGGGTTATATGCCGGGACCACAGACTCTGTGGGTGTACACGATGGTGAGCCAGCTATCATGGATTACAAACAAAGTAATAAAGTTAAACGTCGCGAATATATTACTGATTATTTTATACAGTTGGCGGCCTATGCACAGGCACACAATAATATGCACGGAACTGACATCAAAAAGGGTGTAATACTTATGTGTTGCCAGCCTAAAGAGCTCAGTCCGGGCGTTTTTGACACCCCCAAATACCTCGAGTTTGTTCTCGAAGGCGACGAGTTTCAGCATTACTGCAATGAATGGAACAAACGTGTAGAGTTGTACTACCTAACTGCATAAATACATTATATTTCAGGGTTAGTATAATATGGCGATTGTTCAAATTAGTCAAATTCAGCTTCGTAGAGGCTTACAACAAGATCTACCACAGCTTGCATCTGCAGAGATGGGCTGGAGTTTAGACACACGTAGATTATTCATTGGTAATGGTACATTAAGCGAAGGTGCACCTACAGTAGGTCATACTGAGATTTTAACTGAGCATAGCAATTTCTTAGGATTTATTTCCAGCTATACATTTGCCGGTACAGATGCAGGTTATACTAGTCAAACTGGCGCAACAATTTTAGCGCCAGTAACTCGTAGTTTACAAAGCGTACTAGATGATAATGTTAGTGTACGTGACTTTGGCACCAAGGGCGATGGCGTAACAGATGATACACTAGCTCTCAATCGTGCCATACAACAAATTTATGTTAGTAGTCTGAATGGCACCCATCGTAATGTTCAACGTACTATTAAAATACCAGCCGGTACATACATAATTTCAAGTCCAATTTTAATCCCGCCTAATGTTACACTAGTAGGCGATGGCAAAAATAATACAGTTATACAAGCCACTGCTGGCACAGTATTTTCTATTGTTGATAGTTTATTTCAGTCTGGTACAAATATTGGAACCAATGGTGCAACACTACCTAGTGTTATCTCTATTAGAGATTTATCTGCACAAACTGCCAGCACCACTGCACCTACGGTATTAATCAACACAGCCACCGATGTTACATTTGATAATGTAA